GAAGAGTTGGCGGAAGAGGAGATAAAGCAAAATGCACCCGAAGGTGCTACTCACTATTTCGCAGACTACGGACTATACTACAAGTACCTAAAACGCCCCCGTGGTTACTGGTTGATGTCCCATACTCCGGGGTCTGGATGGCGTAGATCCAATCCAGATATACGGGATTACATAGAGAAAGGGTTGACCCGGATTGATGGTAAAAAAGACCAGAAGTACGCTGCTGCTCCCCCGGGTGTGGGAAAGGAGAAAGCCAAAGAGAGCCACCAAGCGAAACAATGGCAGAAATACGACGAGAAAGAGTTGCAGCCTGTCAAACGCACTACGTATACCAAAGACAAACGAGGGCGCAGAAGGGCCAAAACCGAGAGCTTCCTGTCCGGGATAGAGACTCCTCCGCCACCAAGATTTTACTCTCTGGTTTCGAATAGTGTGGATAACACTGCGGTGCCTTTATCTGATTCGGTCGTGGTAACGTTAAAAACTGGCAGGCTCAAAGATGCGTTACAGGCATTGGGCGCGGACCAAAACTTGTCTAAATCTCTCCGCACCGTAGCAAAAGCATTAGCAAGAGTTGTTGGCAATACTAAAATAGAAATAGTAGATGGTCTGACCGACGCCAACGGCAATTCCCTTGCGGGTCTTTTTGACCCCAAAACAAATACTACAAAACTGAATTCTCAAACAGGGCTTAATACGCACACCCTGCTTCACGAACAGACTCACGCCGCAGTATCAGCGGTGCTGGATAACCCCAGTCATCCCGTCACTAAAAAGCTGACCAAGTTATTTAATCAAGTGCGTCCGTATTTGGGCACTGCTTACGGTGCGGAAAATCTTCAGGATTTTGTTTCTGAGGCGTTTACTAACCCTTCTTTCCAGCAGAAACTATCATCAATTATAAACAAGGGCGAATCGTTATCTGCCTTTGAGCGTTTTGTTAATGCTATTACTAACTTCGTGCGGGGTATGTTTGGGTTGCCACACAAGCAGCAGGGCATACGCAATATGGATGATCTGAACGCTACGATTATGTCCATTATGGCTCCGGCACCTGATTACAGAAATGCCGGGGAGTTGTTCATGGCGAGTCCCGCCGATACCGCTGCTCAGATTGATGACCTTACATCTTCTGTGCCGTCTATGAATAGCGTCAAAGCTGAAACCGATTTAAAATCCCTCGTTGAATCGGCGGATAATGTTATAAGTGCCATAGGTGCGCAGCTCACTTCTTTACCGGTATTGATTAAGTCTGCTAAAAAATACGTACCCGATGCTGGCACTATATATGAAACAATCAACTCACAGGAAGGCTACAGAAAGAAAGTTCGTGGGGTAGGCGACAAACTTATATCGGATATCCAAACTTGGGCGGCTGGGAACAAACAGACGTTGCGAACATTTAGTGATCTTATAAACTACTCCACCCGTGAAGAAGTAGATGCTTCTCTTACCGAGAGAGAAGCCGGGTTTAAATATAGAAAAGACCAAGCTAAGTTGGATGCGTGGGACAAATGGAACCAAGTCTACAATCGAATGGACAAAAAAGGTAAGGCTTTGTATAAAGAAGTATTTGATGCATACAAGTTTTTACGTAATGAATTTTTAGATGTATTTAAATTACAGTTGAAAAGCGCCGGGGCTACTGACGAGCAGATAGAAAAGATAGGGAAGAATCTCGAAGCTAAATTGCTAGAGCTTGGGCTGATTGAACCTTTTGCATCGCTTTCACGTGGTGAAGGTAAATACTGGGCTTATTACACAGCCAAAGATCCTGTAACCGGGAAAATGGAGTTCATAGCGAAGAATTTCCCAAGTATATTCACTAGAAACCGCCACCTCAAAGAACTTGAAGAGGCTAACGTACAGGTGTTGGGGGAGGTTTCGCTTATCGAAAAATTTGATGCTGATAGATTTAGTAACGCGCCTCCGGGTAGTTTCGTAAATAGTGTGGTAGAAACATTACGTAAAAATAACGTCCCCACTGATGTGGAAGAAAGCATACTACGTATGTTTGCAAACTTACTCCCAGAAAACGCTTATTTCAGGGGGATGACTCAGAAACGTAAAGGCACTATAGGGTTTTTGGATGCTATAACTGCTTTAGACAACTCTTTTAAAAGAGCGTCTACGTTGCTTGCGTCTTCAAAGTATGAGCCTGAATTACGTGGATTTAAAAAATATATCTCAAAGCTACAAAAAAAATCACAAAATGAAAATGACCCTAACGCTAAAAAAATATCACAGTATGTGAATGCGCTTAACTTACATGTGGATTTTGCTCTTAACCCAAACGTACAAAACTGGGCTAAAATAGCAACCAGTGTGGGTTTTAACTATGGATTAGGGTTCAACATATCCGGATATCTTATAAACTCTTTAGCGTTACCTTCAGTTATAACCCCCTATATTGCGGGGGAGCACGTTGGAAACTATAGGTCCATCACTGATGCGTACAACGACACTGCTAAAGCTATAGCCAGATCTTTTAGTGTTTTTAGGAATAGTAAATCCTTTGTTACTGGATTAAACCGTATGGGAATGGAAGGGTATGACTTTAATGACCCCAATTTACCCCCGGCATTACAACTGTTCAAAGTGTTACAGGATGAAATGCGTGATAAAGGACAGTTCAAACTTACGTCTGTAGATAAAGAGTTAGATGTAGAGAACATAAGTCTGGGGCCGCTAGATAGAACATTTGGTAAAGATTGGTTTGTAAAACTTAATAGGCTTTCTGGTTGGTTCATGTCCCATTCAGAACAAGTTCTGCGTGAAACAACTACTATATCTGAGTATCAGATGAATTTGGCGCAACAACTTGGCATAAAAGTAAATGAACTGGATGCGGCTTTTAGGGACGGACGTATAACCCCAGATATGATGAAAGCCGCAGCAGATGCTGCTATATACACCGCAGACCTATTAAATAGTGGTGTTATGGCACAAATGGCCCCGCCCATAGCTAAAAAAGGGTTAGGGAAAGTGATATTTCTGTTTAGGAAATACTCCGCAAACCTGTTTAGTTTGTTACTAAACTTGGCTGACACTTCTCTCAGGGGTAGCGAAGCGGATAAGAAAGTAGCTCGGGCGCAGTTCGCGGGTATATTCGCTGGCACTACTGTAATATCTGGTATAGGCGGTGCGCCGTTGTTTGGGACTTTAGCGTTGATATACAATTTAAGCAAAGACGACGATGAAGACGACCTTGAGACAGTATTACGGAAAACTATAGACGGCAGGTTATACGGAGGTTTGGGTAACTATGTGCTTGGGGCAGAAATATCTTCCCGTGCAGGACTTGCCAATTTTATTTTCCGTGAACCGTTCGCTACAAGTAATCAACCTTACATATATCAGGCGCTGGAAGTTTTGGGGGGTCCGTTAGCAGGTATGGTGCTGTCTGTAAATCAGGGTCTAACCCGTATCGGAGAGGGTAATATATCTCGCGGTACGGAGCTGTTACTACCTACTGGGTTACGAAATCCGTTGAAAGCATTGCGATTCTATACTGAAGGGGCGCAGACTATGGACGGAGATCAGATTATGCCACCTATGGGTGAGAAAGAAGCGGTGTTCCAAGTCCTCGGGCTTGCTCCGGCTAACTATGTCCAACTACTAGAAAAAAATTCAGCTACTTATAGGGCAGAACGTGCGGTAACGGAAAAACGTAGTGACATATACAGGAGGTATTTCAGAGCCTACCAAGACCATGATACCGAAGAGCTACAAGATATTATGGAAGAAATAGCCGAGTATAATGATAAGTACCCTGACTATCCGATAATGGCGAAAGATATCCTACGGTCTATAAAAATGCGCTTGCGTGGGCAGGCTCTCAGCCTTGATGGAGTTACCGTATCTCCTCGACTTCGTCAACGATATATTGAGAGTAGAGAAGAATGGGATAGCGTGGACACTTTATGGGGGGATATGTTTGGGGCGGAATAAAAAAAGCCCCACAGGGGATGTGGGGCTAAGTAGTAGTTAGCATAACACCAACTAACAAAGGAGACTATGAGTATATCAGATTCTCCAGACTCGCAAACCCTTTATTCCATCTTCCACTACAGGCCGAATCTCGTGCTTCATCTTCAGCCTACGCAGCACCTCTACAACCTGTGGTTTGCACTTAGCGGGATTCAAACATGGAATAAAAAACGAAGTCCCTTTTTTGAACCTTTTCCAGTCTATACTATATGTAACATCTTCAATTATCATTTTCCGCGTTGGTACCTTCTACGATACTTGTTACCTCCATGAATTCCGGGTGCCCTGCGTCGAGAACCAGACAATGCACACCCGGAGCCGCTATCTTCATGCCCTTCGCCAGCCGCTTAGTCGTAATATCAATTAATATACCACGCTTTTCCAGCGCATTTACCACGTCCTTGTAGTTAATATGAGACTCTACGCAGTATTCCTTAAAGTGTTTTGCTATCAGGCACATGCGCTTGGTATCTGGTTCGTAGCGTATAAGTAGTTCGCCCTTCGGTAGTAGTACAGGCAGCTTTGGCATTTTGGTCCTGAGATCCACTCCCTCATCTACAGCCAGAATATTGTCGTAATGCTTATATATGTAACCGCCAACCACCGAGACATCTTCGCTCACTGGGACTGCTACATCCTTCCTCGACTCGTTCACCATATGCATAGCGAATTCATATACCGGTTTCAAGTCCCAATCCATAATACCAAGCCTCTTTGCGATACTACCCCCGGTCATATTCGACGCTACGATAGCAGACCAAAAGCGTTCGGATTGATTTAGCTTTAACTCGCGGTCGATCTTGTGTTGCATAGCCAACGTGGTCTTCTTTACATCTTCCATGCTAGATACAATAAACGGCAGGTATACTTCTGCTGCGTGTCCATAGTTGTGAGATAACTGATGGTCAAACATAGACTTTGCGTACATAGGCTCAATAGCGCCCACTACTTCTATCTTATATTCAAGCAACCGCATCATCTCACCGAACGGATTCTGCTTGAGGGTGTTTATCTTCTCCATGAAAGAAGAATTAGAACTGCACAGGGTAATTGCCTGCCACGTTGACAGGTTTGTACGCAGTTCATTCCCAGACTGCTTCATACGGTGCCTACCTCGCCCCTGAGTCAGCCCGTATATCAACTCCGAAAAGGCGTCTGCTCGCATATTTGTCATCTCGTCCATAGTGAAAGGTAAATTGTTTAGTACGCCTAGTAAAAGAAATATAGAGTTTGCTGTGTCTTTCCACGTTGCGGATAACCCAGAAGGGTTCCCATACACGCTATTGCACATACGCAATATTGTAGTTTTACCTGTACCAGAATGCTTGTGAATAACATTAATCAACCCACCGTTCTGCCCTGTAAACTTCAGAAGGGGCGAACCAAACGCAGTCAGGGCGGCGAATGCATGTGGTTCCAGACCTGCCCTCCCATATAAATTAAATACTTCCTGCCACTTTTCGTATGTACCGACCGGCACCATAGCATTTGCAAGATCTTTTGTGATACTTGATGGAGGGCTATGATAAACGCCATCCGCGCAATATTCCCTGTCCCCCAGAATAAACTTGCTGTCTTTGTCAGCCCATCCGAATTGAAGTCTCATTTTTTCTGCCCTTTCACTAGCCTGTAGTCCCTTGATGCTCAGTTGTATATAAAGCACCATAAGATCAAACTTTTTCTTGGTTGCCAAAATACCCTGTCTAGCTAATGTAGACCGTAGCTCAGATATATCAGCCACATGAGTATTAGGCACGGTAAACTCACGAACACCGTCACGTGGTAAATGCACCTTAATAATAACCACATCCCCCAAGATAGGGTCCACCATACGCTTAACTACGTACAGATCATTCTCGTAGATGCACTCGGGGTCTGCCTCTGACTCAGACGGTTGGAAATATACACCGCCTGATTTACCTCTAAAAAATGGGTACGGAAACTCGGGTATTACGTGCGTTATTGTGTTCTCGGAGTCTGGCACAGCTTCCGTTACTACATTGTCTTCCTCAGTCGCTACTTCCAGTTCTTTGCCTAGCTGGATTGGACTGGTTATCGCGCCCCTGTGTGGGCACCCTTCACACCCGCCGGGGTTATTCTTTTCAAACTCCTCACAGGTATGAGGCCCAAGAATGTGCTTAATCTTTTTCTCTGTTTCGCTAAAACTATACCCTTCGTAATCTTTGGATATCTTATGGATGGCTTTGTCTTTATCCTTGCAAAACTTGGCTATGGATAGTGCATTAAACCATCTTGGTTCTGATAGCGAAGCGCGGTTGGCATAGCAATCCAGTATCTGATTACACCCGGTGCCTTGGGTACTTCGGAGCATGATCTTGTCGAAGCTATTGGTTATGTTTGCCATCATGGACTTGGCAAACTCGCTCTGCTCACGTTTTAAATTTTTGGATGTGTCAATTTCTGGCTGTACGGCGCTTACTTCCGTCACATCTACTCCAACCAACTCTGCAAACGCTTCATAGCTTACCGGGTCACCAACGCATACCACATTAACTGGCAACGGCGGGTCGGACTTGAAGTTCAACGTCTCAGGCAGACGCAGTATGCGAGCCGGTTCAAATACGGAGTTATCTACGTACAGCTCCTGTTTATCGCACAGATCTCGCAATTTAAGCGCAATAGGCTCCCACTCTGATCGGGTTACCTCTCTGTCCAACACCCAGTATACGTGCAGTCCGCGCCCGGAGTTGACAACAGTAGGCCGTTGCAGATTGACAGCCCTGCAAAAATCCTTGAGCGCCGCTAAAGCGCCCTGCTGTGTAGTGTATCCACCCGGTTTACCAGTCTTGAGGTTTATATTTGCTTTGGTTTCGCCGCAATCAATATCAAGCCAGAATGCTTTGAGAGACTTTACATTATCTTTGGTTCTACCTTCGTCGGTGGCAAACTTAGCTACTCCGAAATATACATCCTTACCTTCAGATAGAAAACGCTCTGTTGTCTCCAATGCTTCGTCAATGCTTGATACAAGTTTTTGTACTTTATTTTTTGCGGACAAACCCATCACAGCTATCCACCCGTCCGATGGATGCACAAATTCCAAAAACTCTCTTGTTTTCATGTTGTGCCTGTTTTTAGGGTCAAAAAAGGGGAGTTTCCTCCCCTATGTAATTTATAAGGGTTTAGCTTAGGGGATTACTTTGCCGCCGTATTTGTCGCTTTTAACTTCGGCTATCAATCTGGTAATGGTATCCACATACTTAGCATCAGGTTTATGAACCCCACTGAACCAGTTGTATATAGTCTGTCGGCTAACCTTGAGTTTATTTGCGATTAGAGTTACGGGTACATTTCTACTTATGCACTCCTTACCTAACGCTACGCCGATAGATTTAATATCTGCGCTTTTGTTAGCGATTAATAAATTTACTGTGTACCCGTAACTCATAATTAATTGTCCTGACCCCACTCGTCAATAATAGAACCCAAGTCAACCGAAGCGGTTGCCGGTGCTGGAGCCGCAGTTTTTTTGCTACGCTTAGTCGGCTTTACTTCCGGCTTTTCTTCCTGCGGCTCTTCTTCCAATTCCTCATCTTCGTCAACCGCCGCCTTAGGAGGCTTGGTTACCTTGTCTACCTGCGCCACAGTCAACATGGTGTAAGACTTAGATTCTGGCTTCTGTTGTGCGGCGCGGACCATAACATATTCGTCATCGGTCGTATTACGCACGGGAGTAAACAGTAGCTGCATAGTATCCGCATTAGCGTCAAAGCTGACGTTAGTTACTACGTTATCAATATCCTCGCCGTTTGCAGCCAAAAACTTACGGTAGCTCTCGAACGGGTGCACGTTACCCTGCCCCTTACCAAACAGCGATTTGGCCGGAATGTTGAACTGGTAGATATCACCGGACGTATCACCTTCTACCAGCACGGCAACGCGACGCTGATATCGGCAAGCCTTACCGCCCTGATCCCCGGAACCCTTGATATTCTGAGGGCACTCCATGCAGTTGGTATGCTGCTTGTTAGGTGATGTATCTTCGGGAGTGACGCCATTGTTCGACCAGCAATCAGGTATAGTGGCTTCCTTGTTCGGGTCAAACTTCTCCGCGTAATACGTGCGGGACACATCCGGCAACGCATTGATGATGATTACATTAAGCTCGCCACGGATAGCATTACCAATCTGTTCACCGTTCACAATGCGCTTGAATGTTCCGTTGATGTTAGCCTGAATCCTGCGCGTTGTGTTGGTTGTCGCCAGTGACTTTGCAAATTCACTAGACTCGCGCTTTATAGAAGTAGAGACTTCGTTTTTGTTTTTGAATATGGTTATGTTGCTCATGTTAGCTCCTCAGCTATTATTTATTGTTTGCCCTGCGAACCTGTATTACGTACTTACTTTCCATCTGCATCCCCATAGGTAACAAGTCAGGGTTATCCGCAAGGAATTCCTTCATGTTGCCGTTATGAATGCGCTTCTCTAAGAGGAACGGTACGTTATGCTCCACGATGAAGTTATGCATGGACTCCCAATCGCTAGTCCAGTACCGGGATTGAACGCGCCTCGATACGGTCCCAGAAACGGTGCGTACACTATCAGCGTTCTGTTTGTTGCATACATCGAGAAGTTTACTGCTTACAGTATCCAACTGCTCTTGGATAACTGCTATCTCTTCCTTGTGTCGTTCTTCTTTGTCCCTTATCACGTCTCGGATCTTGACGTATATAGATACGAGTTCTTCTACGTTAACCGGATTATTATCTTCCGGCAAATCTAATTGCATTTGTTCCATACTGTCTCTCCTTTTTCGGGCTAGTTATTTTACTGTTGTGTTTTAACGTGTCAAGGGATATTACTGAGTTCCTGTTTATACAAGTCAATGATTTTAGTATGCGTGTGTATGTTGCTACGCAGCATGTTATAAAGTCTTGTTTCTACATCGCTTCCCTTTATATGCACAACCGCCATAGGGTTTTTCTGTCCGGGGCGATTGATACGGGCATTAGCCTGCAAATAAGTTTCTACGCTGGTAACCGGTGCGTACCATATAACTGTATTCGCAGCCGTGAGAGTGAGACCGTGTGAAGCTGCTTGCGGTTGTATGATAAGAACTCTAGGGTCTGGCAGTGTCTGAAACCGATTAACTATGTCACTACGCCGGTTAACGGGCACCTTTCCGTTGATTACATCGCACGTAATATTGTGCTTTTCCAGATGGTTCTTTAGTAAGTCTATAGTGTGCGTAAAAGGCACGAATACAAGAACTTTATGAGACGATTCGTCAATAACTTCCCGTACTACATTCAAACGGTCAGACACATCCAAATCTATAATCTCGCCAGTATCCGTATACACCGCACCACCAGATACTTGCAGCAGCTTGTTAATCTGCACGGCGGCGTTTACCGCAGATATTTCCTCTCCTGCTGCTTCTACATACATATTACTTTTAAGTTTCTTATACACCGCTGTCTGCTGTGGGGTCAGCGGGGCTTCTCTGTCTATGTAAACTACTTCCGGTAAATCCAGACATTGAGATCGTTCGTACCGTATAGCCGGTTGTAGCATGTTATGTACGACGCTTTGAGCCTTTGGCTTCGGTATCCATTTGAAAGCCGATATTTTATACATAACCGAATCCCTGAACTGACCAAAGTAACGTGGCGTGTTTTCAGGGTTTACCAGTTTAGCTAATCCATAGGCATCAACGGGAGATTGTGCGGCGGGAGTACCTGTCAGCATCCATAACCATCTGGAAGGAGTCATAATATCCCGCAGTGTTTTCCACCTGTTAGTGCTTACGTTCTTGTATGCATTGGCTTCGTCTACTACGATCAGGTCAAACCCACCTTCAATAATGTCTTTTTTGACTACCCCAACCCCGTCAAAATTTATAATCACAAATTCAACGTCGGACTGAATTACTTTCCTTCGTGTAGCTGCATTACCATATGCCACTCCACAGCTTCGGTGCATGGCGAACTTAAACAGATCTTGCTGCCAAGCGGGTTTCATAATCGACAACGGGCAAATCACCAATACGCGCTTTATCTTACCGATATTCATAAGATAGTCAGTAGCCCATATAACACTGGCGGTTTTTCCCGTACCCTGTTCCGAGAAACAAAAAGCCTTTTGGTGTAAAGTTAAGAACGACGCGGTTTCCTTTTGGTGGTTGAAGGGAGGCAGTTTTCCAGACCATTTATAGTCACGCTTTATGGTTGACGGCACATTTTTTACCTTCATCTGTGCCAGCTCCCTTGCCTCTTCGTACCCCCAGTTGACGGCAACGCGGTACATATCGGCCTCTTGACCTACAACTCTGCTCTTGGGTATCAGATTTGTTATCCTGTCTGGCTGACGAGTACGTAACACCAAAACTTTGTCACTAATTATTTCCATTAATTAAACACCACAATAGCCGAAGGGAAAGGGGCGCTATGCTCCGCCCCCTTAAATTTTAATCTGCCTTTGATAAACGTTATATGTCCTTTGATTGCATAGTCGTGCCACCATACCGTATCTGTTCTGGCGGGTACGAGACATACAACACGTACACCCCGCAGGCTTTCATTGTAGGCTTTTTTCATCCACGCCTTGATTTCTCTACCGTAAGGGGGATTCATCCAACATATGCCGGACCATGACTGCGTTAGCCCGTTCGTGTCTTTTGTGTAATACACTGGGCACTTAGCATTTTCTGGTGTAGCGCATACGTCGGTAGTAAAAGCCCCGTACAAAGTATTCATCTCGGCAAAGAAATCATCCGGGGTTTCCCATTCACTTGACTGACTACTCATTAAAGGTTTTAGTTTTTTCATTGGTTTCGTTGCGTCGATTTTATTTGTTTATCTTCAACTCACTCTTGGTTAGTAATTCGTTTAGTATCCGTGGTTTTCTTGCTCCATATGACTCGTTATTTCTTGTTGGTTTTCTTGATTTGCCTGACTCGTTCAGTATTTATGGTTTTTTTCAAACTTTGACTCGTTAATATCCAGTGGTTTTCTTATTTAACTTGACTCGTTACCACACTTTGGTTTTCTTAGTAGGCCTGACTCGTTAATTTCCAATGGTTTTCTTATTCTGCTTGACTCGTTCAGTTTTCATGGTTTTCTAGTCAGTTGTGACTCGTTTAGTTCGCTTGGTTTTCTTGACCACGATGACTCGTTAGCTTTAATTGGTTTTCTTTCATCCCGTGACTCGTTTTTGATTTTTGGTTTTCTCCCTGCATTTGACTCGTTACGCAGTATGCACGATGCCCAACTTTGCTTCGTGATACGGTTTATGTACTTCCAAACCTTCTATAGTCCTCCACGCAACATACAAATCTACCAAGAACAACTTGACCATATAACGTATAGCCATATTGTGTCTGTGTTTCTTGGTCTTTTCCGCATGGGTGGGGGAATTATCAAGTCGGTTTTTGTAGTCGTAGTAAATTTTAGAATACTTGTTTTCCCCGGCGCGTAGAAAACTACTACCCAAAACTCCTATTAATTTAGTCTTGAGCCACGGGTTAAAAGATATACCCATTTTAGTTTGCGTCTCGCCGTCGCTATCGGTGTAAGTAGACTCCACCAGATGTTCTTTTTTGCGGCTACGCCCCTTACCATCCTGCCCGACATCCAACCCCGCATATGCCCATATAGAAGACGGGTACTTGGCTTTATGAATATCAATCTCGCTGATAATCACTCCGGCCATAGCAGGGCCTATACCCTTTACGTTTTCCAGAAACTCGGTGTACACAGGGTATTCTTGCAACAGGTTTTTCAGGCGCTTCT